AGGGAGCATTATATCACATAATCTCCCTAATTACAAGAGAATTTTTATATTTTTTAACATAAAGATTGCTTGACAGTTTTATAGTTTGTATGGTACAATTACTATATGAATGTATAACCAAACTAGAACCAGTTTAGGTTCTTATATAACACAAACAGTTACAGCACTAAGTATCAACAACTATGTGGAAAAACCTGTGGAAAAGTAACACAAACCCTTTGTAAGATTGTGTCTACTAAATGTTACTCACCAGTAAAGTTCCCCTATAGTGACTAACACTTTTAATGCTATGACTTCCTATCACAAACTATTACAAACTATTGAACAATTACAGTCTGAAGGTAAGAACGTAAAGGTCACAATCCTTCCCTCTACAATAACAAGAAAGAGGAAGCAATTACTGTAAGGAAAGTATTACTTAGTTGTGGAATGTGTTTGCCCTAAAGTTACACAAATTGAACACCTAATTACAGAGGAAAAATGTCAAGAAACTTTGCTTATTTCTTGCTAGAAAATGCGAACAATGGTAGTGAAATCCTATCAGTGCTCGATGATATTGTGGAGGTGCAATTTACTGTGCTTTAGTGTTACTTAAGCAGTGCAATTTGTGTGTTAGTTAGTAACAGTGGGGACAGTGTAATCTGTCCCTAATTGTTAATACTTAAGGAGGACAGTTTAATTCTCCTAAGTATAATTGAAGGGGGGTTGCGATGCCCCGTTCGAAAAAAGCAAACAACCCTAACCTACAACAGTGGGAAACCGCTAGAGAGATATAAAACAATAAAAAAAATTCTGAGATATGAAAAATTTTTTGAGAGGATTTTCGCACGTGATATACCCTTTGAGATACTTGGTGTATGTTTCTCTGGGATGCATTGTAATGTTATCCCTAAACAATTGCGTGCCTGAGCCAAATAGTAATAACCCCCCACAGAGTGTGGAGAGTAGTTATTGACACTCTCTAAATATGGGAGTATAATAATAAGTGAAATGGAGTAATTATCTACATGGCTAAAGGATTTACTGTTAAGGCATCATCCCCCAAAGCAAAAGAGAAAAAGGAAGAGTGGGATTATGATGCTATTAAAAAGAGATGGAGAGGGAAGAAGATAGTTTTCTGTTTACCTGGTAGAGGAGTCTCATACACATATCTCAAAAACTTTGTACAGCTCTGTTTTGACATGGTATCAAATCAAATGAGTGTGCAAATTTCTCAAGACTATTCATCTATGGTAAACTTTGCTAGATGTAAGTGTCTTGGTGCAAATGTATTGAGAGGACCAGACCAGATTCCTTGGGACGGAAAGTTAGACTATGACTACCAGTTGTGGATTGACTCTGATATTGTCTTTAACACTGAGAAGTTCTGGCAATTGCTTGACCTAGCTCTCCCTGCTGAAGCAGTCACTCAGGAAGACATCACAGATGATGATGGGAATGTCACAGGTATGAGACAGATTATTGATAATGAGAAGGAGAGACAGATTGCAGCAGGGTGGTATTCCACTGAAGATGGTAAGACTACCTCTGTGGCACATTGGTTGGATGAGGATGATTTCAGAAGCAATGGGGGTGTTATGAACCATGAGATGGTTGATGGTATCTCTAAGAGGAAGAAGCCCTTCACAGTTGACTACACAGGGTTTGGATGGGTGCTGATTAAGAAGGGTGTGTTTGAGCATAAGGATATGCCTTACCCTTGGTTTGCTCCTAAGATGCAAGTCTTTGAATCAGGTGCTGTCCAAGACATGTGTGGTGAGGATGTGAGTTTCTGCTTAGATGCTATGGATGCTGGATTTAAGATCTGGTGTGATCCAAGGATCAGAGTGGGTCATGAAAAAACTAGGGTGATATAATCATGGCAGTTAAGAAATCTCTTGCTGGTGGGGAGTTTGTTGAAGCAACTCCCAAGAAGACTAGACAGGGACTTGGTAAGCACACCAAGTTTGCTGCTAGTTCCAGAAACAAAGCAAAGAAAAAATACAGAGGGCAGGGAAGAAAATGACTAAGGTTGCCAATAGACCTGTGGATATGTCTGAGGACTTCAGAAAGAATGGTTGGGCGTACTGTAAGTACTTGATAACCGATCCCAGGTCTGATGCATACCTGAAGGGGAAAAAACCCTCCTCTCTCTAAAATCCGCGAAAATCTCTCGGGTCTCTCTATACTATGAATTTTATTGTAGCTTACAGTATTGTTATTATTCTGATACTTTTACTAGTATTGGGTAATGAGATAAGAAAAAAATTACTTAAATAGTTTTGTACCTAATGGAGGTCAACCATGACTAATGCATATATTGAAAAAGATGGTAAGGAGCACATCAATCACGGGATGATTGAATATACCAAGGAAGACTTAGAATTACGTAATGATGCTTTTGAACATTCCCATGATGGAGAAGTGGTAGATCCTAATGAGGGCAAAATAAACGATTGGCACAATAGACATCATCCTGGCACTGCATTTGAAGAGTTTTGTGACGTGCATCCTGATGCTATGGAGTGTAGAGTCTATGATGAGTAAATAGATAATAATATTCAAAATACAAATGGCAGATACATTACTACGTGAAACCTTAAGTGATAGATATGTACCTAAAAATGGTACTAAAACTACAAATGATTTGTATGAAAAGGTAGAGGAAGAGGATCTCTTTGATGAATTCGGGAATCCAATTTCTCTACAAGATTAATTTTTTTAGAAACTGTAATAAATAAACCTAGATTATAGTAACGTAGATACGTGCCTGTTCAAAGACGTAGCCAAGGATTTTTGGATTTAAGCGCAAGCTTCCAGAATAATCCTTTAAGCAATGATTTAATTACATTAAAGAATGAGAACGCTATTGCACGCTCAGTTCGTAATCTAATTTTAACCACACAAGGTGAAAGACCATTTCAACCAGTTCTTGGGTCAAATGTGAATAACCTTTTGTTTGAGAATATGGATAAGTTGACTGCAGCTGCATTAAAGGATGAGATTAGAAATACTATTGAAAATTATGAACCACGTGTAGAACTTGAAGAGATCATAGTAGATCCTAATTTTGAAAATAATGAATTTAATGTAACTATCCAATATTACATCGTTGGCATTGATGTGCCAGAACAAGAACTATCATTTGTATTAGAATCCACTAGGTAAATGCCTTTAGTTAATTTTAGTAACGTCGATTTTGATCAGATTAAGACCTCGATAAAAAATTATCTGAGGTCAAATTCTAATTTCACTGATTATGATTTTGAAGGATCTAATCTTTCGGCGATTATAGACACACTTGCTTATAACACTTATATTTCCTCATATAATGCCAATATGGTAACTAATGAGGTATTCATTGATTCTGCCACTCTGAGGGAGAATGTGGTGTCCCTGGCAAGGAATATAGGTTATGTTCCTAGATCAAGGAAAGCAGCAGTAGCAAATGTTTCATTTAGTGTTGATTGTTCTAATATAACTGCAGTTACTCTTACCCTTAAAGCAGGTATAGTTTTAACTACAGCAGAAAGATTTGGAGGAAATAGTTATACTTTTGCAATACCTGAAGATATTACAGTTCCTGTTTTATCCACTGGATTTGCTTATTTTGATAATATTAAGGTGTATGAGGGTACATATATTAATCAGACCTTTACAGTAAGTTCTAGAAACCCAAATCAGAAGTTTATTCTTCCAAATGCAGGAATAGATGCTGATTTGATACGTGTAATTGTTAAAGATAATGAAACTTCTTCAGTTAGAGACAAATATAACAAGGCAGATAGTCTATTTTCAATAGATTCAGAGTCTCAAATATGGTTTTTGCAAGAAATAGAGCAAGAAAGGTATGAAATTATCTTTGGAGATGGTGTTTTTGGTAAGGCAGTAGAAGAACCCAACTTTATTGAGGCAAGTTACATCACTTCTAGTGGTGCAGATGCTAATGGAATGAGTGCTTTTACCTATGCAGGTAGATTAGTAAGCAATAATGGTGATTCAGTTACTTCAGGAGTGTCTATTGTCTACACTAATTCACCTTCTTCTGGTGGTAGTGCAATAGAAAGTATAGAATCTGTTAAGAAATATGCTCCTCAAATCTATGCTTCTCAGAATAGAGCAGTTACAGCAGCAGATTTTGAAGCATTATTACCTAGAATCTATGCAGAAGCAGAGTCAGTCTCTGCATATGGTGGTGAAGAATTAGATCCCCCTAGATATGGGGAGGTTTTTATCAGTGTTAAACCCTATAATGGTGTTTATCTCTCTAGTGCTATTAAAGAAAACATCAAAAGAGAGTTGAAAAAGTATTCTTGTGCTGGAATTATCACTGAAATATTAGATTTGAAGTATTTGTTTGTAGAAACAGACAGTACTGTATACTATGATACAAGTAAAGCAGCATCTCCAGATGGTGTTAAGAATCAAATAATAAGCAATATAGTAAATTATTCAGAATCTAGTCAATTAAATAAGTTTGGTGCAAGATTTAAGTATAGTAAATTCTTAGGAATTATTGATAATAGTCAAGCTTCTATTACTTCCAATATCACTCATGTTCATATGAGAAGGGATATGGAACCGAGGTTAAATACTTATACTGAATATGAGATTTGTTATGGAAACAGAATACATGTTAAGAGTGAGGATGGATACAATATAAAATCTTCAGGATTTTTTGTAAATGGTATTAGTGATTGTGTTTATCTTGGAGATCTTCCTGGAACTGATCTTTTAACTGGAACAATATTTTTGTTCAAATTGAATTCACCAACCCAACCAGTTGTTGTTAAAAGAGCAATAGGAACCATAGATTATAAAAAAGGTGAGATTATGTTAAATCCTCTCAACATTACATCCTCTAAAATTAATCTTGGAGCAACAGGATTTACAACACCATTGATTGAAATATCTATGTGTCCTTATTCTAATGATGTTATTGGATTACAGGATCTATATTTACAGTTAGATGCTTCTAATACAACAGTTACTATGGTTCCTGATGAAATTACCTCTGGTACTAATACATCTGGTTCCAGTTATAAGGTAACATCTAGTTATTCTAATGGGAGTTTAGTTAGAGGAACTCCTCATTTAACATCAGCAACATTTGAAAATGGTAATGGTGATAGTAATGGTACAACAACCACTACAGCATCAGTAAATAATCGTACTACTAGTACACCTAGCACACCTTCCACACCCTCTACAGGCGGTGGATCTGGATACTAATAAAAAATGACAATAGAGACTAGAGTAAAATTCCAAGATATAGTTGAGAATCAACTTCCTCGCTTTGTGAGGGAGGATTTTCCGCTTTTACCTGATTTTCTTAAATCTTACTATGTTTCACAAGAAATTCCTGGTGGACCTTATGATTTGATCCAAAATTTGGACAGATATGTTAAGTTAGATGAATTATATGACATAAAAGACTCAACAATTCTTAATGGCGACCTCTCAATGGACGCTACACAGATTGAAGCAGGTCAAGATGGCAATTTTACTGTAGGTTTTCCTGATAATTATGGTCTAATTAAGATAGATGATGAAATAATATCTTACGAATACAAGACAGATAGCACTTTTGAGGGGTGTACAAGAGGTTTTAGTGGCATTACTTCTTACATAGGGTCAAATACACCAGATAAGTTGGTATTTTCCTCTTCAGTAGGTGTTGCGCATACTTCTGGGACTAGAATTGAGAACTTAAATGTAATATTTCTTCAAGAATTCTTCAAAAAGATCAAAACTCAGTTTGCTCCAGGCTTTACTGAGAGACCATTTTCTGAAAATATAGACCAAAGGAACTTTTTATTCAATTCGGAGAGTTTTTACACTTCTAAAGGTACTGATAATGCCTTCGAAATACTTTTTAAGGCACTTTATGCTGCAAAAGTAGAGGTTGTTCACCCAGATACCTACTTATTTCGTCCTTCTAATGCAGATTATAAGATTACAAAGGACTTTATTGTTGAAGAAATCAGTGGAGACCCTCTAAAACTCAAAAATTTAACATTTAATCAAAAATCTACAGGTGCAAGAGGTACAGTTACTGATGTAGTACCTATTTTGTATGGTCCTAAAGAGGGTGAACGTCCTTATTTTGCTGTTAGTATAGATTCTGGTTACTCTAGAGACATTAGTGTTCAGGGTACAATTAAGAGTGAGTTTGTAGTTAACCCTAAAACTAAGCTTACTAATGATGTAAGTATTGGATCAACAGTTTTAGACGTGGATTCTACTCTAGGATTCCCTTGGACTGGAAAACTTATTATAAAAGATCCTGATGATAATCCAGTATCTTTAGCATATACAGGTAAGTCAGTAAACCAATTCTTTGATATTACTGGAATTAATAACACTTTTAAGTCTACTACTGATGTTAGAGAAGATGATTATTCATTTTCTTATGTTGGAATCAACACAGATGAACAAATTCAGGTAAGAATTGCAGCATGTCTTCAAGATATTGAGTTTAAAGAGCCAAATTATTCATATGAGCCAGGCGATGTCATCAGATTGCAGTCAATAGGTGTTGAAACTAAGGTAGAAAAGGCATATAATTTCACTTATAACATCAAAACTAACTGGGAAATAAAAGAAATAAGAATAATTGATGAAGAACAGAACAAATATACCTTTATTACATGGGATACCCAGTATCTAAAACCTGGTCATAAACTTATTATAAAGAGTGATGATACTATTCCTGTAGTAATTACAGGTACAGTAGGTCAAATCACTTCAGATAGGTCATTTGAGGTGATTGTATCCTCTACTATGAACCTAGTAAGGCAGTGGTCATTTGAAAATCAAATATTAAAAGGAAATTCTTCAAAATATCCTTATATTGATGATTTCATTGCTAATACTCTTAACAGTTATATCATACCTGCTAGTGGAGATGTTCTTGTTACATCCAACTCTTTACCTTCTTATGATAATAAAGAGACTAATCCATATGATAGAAAGGTAACATATACTGGACGTCTTGTTAGTCAGGAGCAAATTCCTTTAACAACTACTACTGATCATGGTTTTTACACTGGTGATGCAATATTCTATAAAGCTGGTATTACTGATGTAGTAAGTACAACTCCTGATGGATTGACATTTACTACTCCAATTGAAAGTAGATTTAATAATGTAGAAGATGGAGTTTATTATGTAAGAAGGATTGACCAGTTTAAAATTAGCATGTCTCGTAGTAAAGGAGACTTGTATAATGACATCTATGTTGAATTTACTGGAGATGTAACTGATAATCAATTTATTTACTTTGAGTTTAAAGATAAAATCTGGAATGCTCAAAAATTAGTAAGAAAACTTCTTCCTTCTGATACTAAGAGTGGAAATTGGCCAACAGATCCAGGATATACTGGAATATTGAATAATGGTGTTGAAATATTAAATTATAAGTCAAATAATAGCACAATCTATTATGGTGATGTTAGATCATTTGAAGTTAAGAGAGGTGGATATAATTATGATGTTGTAGCACCTCCTTTATTGGTTATTAATGATACTGTAGGTACTGGAGCTACTGGTATTGTTGCTACAGAGGGTGAATTAGTAAGAGTTGATGTTGTAGATACTGGATATGACTATGTTGATGATCCTGTTGTTACTTTTAGTGGTGGTAATCCAAAAGAAGTAGCAGAAGCAGAAGTTCAAACTATTGCAGTTGTTCATGAACTACCTTTTAATGCAGGAGAGGAATCTGCTGGAAGTAAAGGTGTAGGATTAAGCACTAATACTAATACAGAGAATACAATAGGATTCACTACATTCCATAAATTCAGGGATGCTGAAGAAGTAATATATGATTCTAGAAATTTACCAAATGTTATTGGATTATCTACAGATTCTCCTTATTATGTTCGTGTTGTTGATAACTTTAGGGTTAGATTCCATAATAATGAAGGAGATGCTCTTGCAGGGATTAATACAGTAGATTTGACTGGTTATGGATCTGGTAGACAATTCATTAGAGCAGCACAATTAAAGAGAATTGTATCTAGTGTAATAGTATCCAAACCAGGTAAAGGATATCAAAATAAAAAGAGAACTATTAGGACTGCAAGCACTGGAATTAGCACTGCAAAGGATTCATTTGTCATTGAAAATCATGGATACCTTGATAAAGAGATAATTAAGTACTCTGCTCCTCTTACTGGAGACTCTGTAACAGGATTATCTGAAAATGATGAATATTATGTTAGAAAGATAAGTGATAATGAATTTAGTCTTAATTTAGTTGGTGTTGGGTCTACAGCAGTTGATTATTATTGGAATAATTACATCCCTGTAGACATAATAAAGAGTGGTGGGGGTACATTTAACTATAAACCAATTACGGCAACCGTACAGGGGACTATAGGGGTCTCTACAAGGGCAGGAGGACAGGACTTCAGTGCTGTATTACAACCTATTGTAAGGGGTGAAATTAAATCAGTTGATATGACTCTTGCTGGAGTGGGATATGGTGCTTCTGAGATAATTAATTTTAATAGACAACCAGAAATTACATTTGAAAATGGAGAACTTGCTCAATGTAAGCCAATCATTAATAATGGTAAAATTGTAAGTATTCTTATTCAAAATGCTGGTAGAAACTATCATGCACCACCAGATGTAGAGATTAGATCTAGTCAAGGAGATTATGCTCAATTAACTCCTAGAGTTGATGGTGGAGTAATATCAGAAATTAAGGTTATTAAAGGTGGAGCTGGATATGTTGATGGAGAAACTGAAATTTTACTAAAAGCTCCAGGATTAACTGCTCAAGTTGAAGCAAATATTAGAAGTTGGCAGGTAAACCTATTTGAAAGGAATTTACAGAATCTTCAAAGTGATGATGGTGTTTTAGAAGAAAATATAAGTCATCAATCTTTAGAATATGGTCACATTTATGCACCTCGTCCTTTAAGAGAATCAACTTATGCTATATCTGGTGAAGAAGAGGATAATACATTATATGGTACACCAGATCTAGTTAAAGATCCTCTTTCTGGAGATGAAATAGCAAGTGTTAATCATTCTCCTATTTTGGGATGGGCTTATGATGGACATCCAATTTATGGTCCTTATGCCTTTACAAATACTGATGGATCTGGTTCTATTGTAGAAATGACCTCTGGTTATGAATTAAAACCAGATTTAACAAATAGACCTCCAGTTGGAGTTTATCCTGCAGGTTTCTTTGTAGAAGATTATGTATATACAGGAAATGGATATCTAGATGAGCATAATGGTAGATTTGCTATAACTCCTGATTATCCAAAAGGAATATATGCTTATCATGCTACTATTAATTTACAAAATGATTCTACAGGTATTTTTGAAGGATATAGAAGACCTGCTTTCCCATACTTTGTAGGGACTAGTTTTAAATCAAAACCAGAGGTATTTAATTTCTTAATTACTTCTAATCAAGAAGAGTATGAGATTGAAAAGCATTCATGGATTAGAAATACTAGAGATTATCATACTAATTCTGTAAAGAGTGGTTATGACTATATCTTTAACTCTAATGAAATTAAAGAACAAACATTAGAAATAACAGAAGTTTCTTTAGGTGAAATTAATGAAATAGGAATTACTACAGGTGGTTCTGGTTATAAAGTTGGTGATAGTGTAGTATTTGATAATACTGGAACTAATGGTAGAAATGCAGATGCTGAAGTTAAAATAGTGGGTGGTAAGACCATTGATACAGTTAGTCTTGCTACTACTAGTTTTTCAAATGTTGAGTTAATACCAAACAGAAGCAGTAATAGTTTTATTGGTGTTATGACTCAACCTCATTCTTTATTGAATAAGGATATAGTAAGAATTACTGGATTATCTACTAATATTGCTGGTCTTGAAGGAAGTTATTCTGTTGGAGTTAGAAGTGAAGGTGCTCTTTTAGCTAAGACTATAGCTGCTACATCTGGAGTAGAGTGGCTTAATGTTAGTGGTTTAAATGGATTAGGTCTATCTCCAAATGATATTTTAATAATAGATCAAGAAAAAGTTAAAGTATTAGAAATTAAAATTGATAGTGGACAATTAAAAGTTAGAAGAGCACAGGAAGGAACAAGTGCTGGAATTCATACTTCTGCTTCTATTCTTTGGGAAGATCCAAGAAGATTTTCTTTTAATACTAGAGCTGGAATTCAAACTGGTAAATCATTTAGAGTTAATCAAGAATATTATTTCAATCCCCCAGATGTAGTTGGTACAGGAACTGCAAGAGGAGTTGGTATTGGAACTACAATTACTTTCAGTAATCCAGGAACAGGATTTACTCAAGCTTTCTTACCGTCTCAAGAATTGTGGTTTGAAGAGCATGGTTTCCAATTAAATGATGAAGTTGTATATAAAGCAAATGGTGGAACCCCTATTCAATCTTATAGTGGTGTAACTGGACATGCATATGCAAATCTTGATACTTGGACTAACTTGTATGCTGTTCCTCTTAGTGCTAATACCATAGGTATAGCAACTGGTAAAGTAGGTCTAGGTAGTGATACAGATGGATATTATGTAGGTATTAATAGTACACTTGTACCTAGCACTCTTTACTTTACTAATACTGGAGTTGGTGATACTCATAGTTTAAGAACTAGATTGAAAGATGTTATATCTTCTAATGTTTCTCAGAATGTAGTTACAGTTTCTACTGCTTCAACTCATCAACTTCTTCTTGATGATACTGTTTGGGTTAGTGTAAAACCAATTGGAACTACAACTGTTACAGTAAAATATAATGATTATAATAGAAGAATAGTTTTTGATCCTCAAGATTTTGTTGCTGGTAATGTAGATCTTTCTCTAAACACTATTACAGTAACAGAAGGAGTTTTCTCAAGAGGAGATAAAGTAATTCATACTGCTAGTACTCCTTGTGGTGGATTAACTAATGAGAAGATGTATTATGTAATCTTCTACACAGATACTCAGATTCGTTTAGTTGAAGATAGAGCACAATTAGAATCACCTAATCCCACTTATGTAATTCTTACCAGTGCATCTGCTGGAACTTTATCTAAAGTTAATCCTCCCATATTGGCAAGAAAGAATCAACAATGGAAGTTTGATCTTTCAGATTCTTCTTTATCATTCCAAGGTAATGGTACAACATACTCAGCTTTCAGTATGGGTCTTTATAGAGATGCTTTATATAAAGATGAATTTATCACTACTAAAGAAGGAGATGTTTTTGAAGTAGTCAAAACTGGAAAACCTGGTATAGATGCTAATGCAAATCTTCTTCTTTCTATAACTGATGATATCCCTAAGGCTCTTTTCTATAAATTTACACCAGATAATATTGATAAAATTCCTAATGTTAAAAATGAAATTATAATTGATGCTTTAGTTCCAAATTATAATAGAATTGATATACAACCAACTTATTATGATGGAAATTGGAGTATTACTGGAATAGGAACAACAACATTCAGTTATAATATTCCAAATACACCAGATGTTACTTCTTATACTAAAACTAATGCTGATGCTAGTTATGTAACTAATTCTAAAACTGCAGAAGGTAGAATAGTAGAATTTGATATTAGAAGTGGTGGAGCAATGTATAAGACTGCTCCTAAAATAACAAATGTATCTGCTGGAACTACAGTTAGAGCTGGAGTTGGTAGTGGAGCAGTATTGACTACACAAACAAGTAATATTGGTGCTATAACCAAAACAAAACTCAATGATATAGGTTTTGATTATCCTAGTGATCCAACTCTTAAAGTAATTCCTAATCTTCCTGATATTGTAGAAGTGGAAAGATTAAACAAATTAGGAAGGGTAGGAGTTTTATCTCAAGGTAGAAATTATGTAGTATCTCCAGACTTAGTTGTTATGGATGGTTATACTAAAGAGGTTCTACTAGATGTTGATTTAGAATATCAGTTGGGTGATGATACTGTTAAGATAGTAAGAAATGTTGAGGGAATATATGATGTTCCACCTAGAATTATTCCTGTTGGAAACTCTAATGGTGTAGGTATTAGAGATCTTCTTTATAGTCCAGATGGTGCTGGAACTGATACTTTAAAACCTCATACAGTTAGACTTTATATTGATGATGTATTCAATGAAGCTTCAGATTTTGAAGCAGGTGAATGGTATCCTGGTGAGAAGTTCCTACTTGAGAATGTTAATGTTGGATTAGGAAGTACTGGTTTAGGATATAACTCTAAAGAGTATAATTATGAATTATGGGAAATAACTGCTGCTAGTGGTCAAATTGGTGGTGCAAATGCATATATTGAGTTTGCATTCCCAGAAGGATTTATTGGTGCTGGTCAAACACCAGGTAAAATGATTCCTTCTCAATCTGCTGGACGATTAATATTACAGAATCATTTCCCAATATATGATGTGGAATTAGTACAAAGTCAATTCTTTGTTGGAGAGAAAGTAGAGGATGAAGTTGGTGCTGTTGGATTTGTACAAAGATGGGTTCCTGAAAGTAATACATTAACTATTTCTGCTCAACAAGAATTTGATGTAGATTCTAAAATTAAGGGATTAAGTTCTTTAGTTCAAGCATACATTAGAAAAAATATTAGTTTTGCAGCAGAAATTAATACTGGTGCTGGTACTACAGTTTTTCATGGTTTCCAATCAGATTCTGGATTCCTTAATAATAGTTTCCAGAGACTTCCTGATAATGGTTATTATCAGAGATTTGCTTATGCATTAAGATCACAAGTTCCTATTGATAAATGGGGTGAGGATGTTAAAGCATTAAGTCATGTTTCTGGTTTTGCTAGATTTAGTGATTTAGAAATTGAGAGTAAAGATCCAAATGCTGTTATTACTAGAACTGAACCAGCAAACTTTGAATTAATTGCAGAAATGGAGAGTATTCACTCTATTTTTGATTATCCAGATTTTGATGATGTTAGTGAAGTAACAATTGATGTAAATGGAGAGATTATCTCTAAAGATGTCTTATTTGCTAATAGACCAATTACTGATTACTATCAGTCTATTGGAAATAGAGCACTTAATATTACAGATTTTAGTGATACATTTAATAATCAAGAAAGATCTACTAAGTACTCTACAATTGGAGAATTTAGTGATCATGATGTCTTCAATAAGGTATTCACTTTAGTAAAAGATCAAACTTATTCTGATGAAAGACAATTCTCTGTTGTTTCTCTTCTTCAACATTCTGATATAGCATATATTAATGAATATGCTACTCTAGACACTTATTTGGAGTTAGGAACCTTTGATTATGTTCCTACAAAACAAGGATGGGATTTAACATATGTTCCTATCAAGAATGAGTGGAATTTATATGATGTTTCTAATGTTTCTATTAGTGTTAAAGATAATATTGTTGGTGTAGCAAGTACTGCTTTAGGTGATACTGTTTCTCTAGGAACGACTCATGTAGATATACCATATGATTCTGATGCTGGTATTGGTGCTACTACAACTCTTGTTGCTATGGCAACAACATATAGAGCTGCTAAGTTAATGGTTCAACTTGAGAATACTAATCAAGAGTTCTTTGGTACTGAACTTAATATTGTTCATGATGGAACTAAGGTTGGTGTAACTCAATATGGTGATATAAGAAATAGTCTATCTGAAGGATCTATTGGATTTGGTACATTCCATGCTTATATTAGTGGATCTAACGTTTTAGTGGACTTTATTCCTAATGTAGGATTAGCTTTAACTGCAGATGCTTCTACTATCTTCTTTGGTAAGGCTTCTGAAGCTAGTGGTATTGGATCAATTACTATGGATGTTGGTAGGTTAATATCCTATTCACGTGATACTGCTGCAAGCACTGCTAGTATCATAGCTTCATATCAATCTGATGATACTGTAGATGATTGGAAAGCAACTTGTGGATATTATATTGTATCTTTTGAGGGAACTGGTGCTGGAGACGGCATGTATGAAATGTTTGAAGTTGCTATAATAAATTCTTCAACTAATGAATGTGAAGTATCTTGGGGTAATGTAGGACTTAATACTGTTGGTCTTGGTACAGTTGGTATTAGTTCTGTTGGATCTGCTAGGAATTTAACTTTTGAAAGTCATTTCCCAGGTACTGCTAGAGTTCTTGGTATAGAGATGCAAGTATATGAAGATATTCCTCTTGCTCCTAGTTTAGATTTAAGTAATGTTGAGTGGTATAATGATGTTGGTAGATATGTTGGAACTAAGTTAGACCTTAAAACTGCATTTAATTTAACACATAATGTTGGTGGTGATGAACTTGATATCTTTAGAAGACAGTTTAATGGTAATGATAATGCAGGATCAGGTGGTGCTGGAATTAATATTGAGAACAATACTGTAGAAATTGTAGATCACTTCTTTGTAACTGGTGAAAGAGTTACTTACAGTTATACTGGAGCAACCAGTTTAAATGCTGTAGGTATTAAAGATGCAACTGTTGGTGGTGCAACTACAGATAAACTACCAAAAGATTTATATGTAGTTAAAACTTCTAGTTCTACATTAAGATTTGCTGAAACTGCTGAAAAAGCTCTAAGAAAAGTTCCTGAAGTATTTGAATTAGATGCTGTTGGTATAGGTACTTCTCATCATATTACTGCTACTAATCAAGCTTCTAAGTCATTAGTAACTATTGATAATATGATTCAGTCTCCTCTTGCAGGAACTGCTGTTACAACTGCACTTGGTGCTCCTGTTGTATTTGATCAAAAACTACCTTGTGTTGGTGTAACTTCATTCGCTGCTGGCGATATGATACAACTCGAGAATGAAATATGTAAAGTATTGTCTATTGGTATAGGAAGTGCTAATAATATTACAGTTTTACGAGCACAGGTAGGAACTACTCTGGATTCTCATGCTGGTGGAGTGACTGTTACTAAGTTAGCTGGTAATTATAATATTGAGTATAATACTCTTCATTTTGTAGAAGCACCTGCAGGAAATACTCCTTTAAGTACAACTACAGATCCTGATGAAAATGATTGGACTGGAATTACTACTCACTCAACATTCCACGGTAGAATCTTTACTAGAACTGCTCCTGTTCAATCTCAGAATGAGACCTATGCTACTAATGCTGTTTTCAATGACATATCAGATCAATTTACTGGAATACAAAGTTACTTTAGTTTAACAACTGGTATTGGTGCTAGTGAAACTAATGCATTAGGATTCTCCACTTATAATGGTGTGGTTTTGATTAATGATATGTTCCAAGAACCAACTGGTGCTGAACAAGGTAATTATGACTTTAAAGAAACTGCTGGACTTACTACTGTTACATTTACTGGTGAACCTTTAGATGTTGCTATTGATAGAAGACCTACAGACACTATCTTAGGTGAAAATGCAAATAGAACTTGGTATCCTAATGGTGGTAAGATTATTTCTGTTGGTTCTACTGGAGGATTTGCATATCAACCTCTAATTAGTGCTGGTGGTACTGCTATAGTTTCTTCTGCAGGAACTATTACATCTATTAGTATTGGTAATAGTGGTTCTGGATATAGAGCTGGTATTCAAACAACAGTTAATGTTGGTGTTCAAACTTATAGTGCAGGAATAGCAACTTATGTTGCAATTGGTACTGCTGCTATTAGTGGTGGTCATATTGTAAGTATTGCTGTTACTAATCCAGGAGTTGGATACACATATTATCCAGATGTATCTACAACCTTTATGAATGCAGTAGCTGCTGCATCAACTACAATTATATCTGTTGCTGATACTACTGGAATTGTTCCTGGTAACTTAATTTCTATTGCTCATACTACTACTGGATCACCATCTACTGTAGTTGGAGTGATGACTAATGTAACTGTTACAGCAGTTAATTCTGGAACAATTAGTATAGGTGCTTCAGATGTTATTTCTGCTGCAGTTGGTATTGGAACCACTACTGCTGCACCAGTAGTTACTATTAAGAGAAATGATCCACCTGATGTTATAATTGATGCTCCATTAAGTTACACAAATATTCCTTTGACATATCATCCTTCTTCTACTACAGGAGTTGGACAAAGTGCATCTGTTGATATTGTTGTTGGACAAGGATCTAGCGTAGTACAATTTAAAGTTGGAAGAGAAGGATTTGGTTATGGTAATGGTGAAATATTAACTGTAGCTGTTGGAGGAGCAACTGGTATTCCTACTACTGCAGATACACATAAAGACTTTAAACTTACTATTGAAGATATTGCTACTGATGAGTTTAGTTCATGGCATTTTGGTCAACTACAACCATTAGATAATTTCAGTAGTGAATTTGATGGATTTAGAAAAGTATTCTTGATGAAGGTTAACACAGAAGCTGTAGCACTTAAAGCTGCTCCTGGTTGGGATGTTGATCCTATTCAATCGTTATTAGTATTTGTTAATGGTCTTCTTCAGGAACCAAATTATGCTTATAGTTTGGCTAATGGTGGTAGTGCATTAGTATTCTCAGATGCTCCCAAAGCAGATGATTATGTTCATGTTTTATTCTATAAAGGAACTCCTGGTATTGATGTAACTCTCTTGAAAGTTGCTAAGTATATCAAGAAGGGTGATCAAATTGATATTCAGAATAATCCTGAGAAGATGTATAATGGATTCCCTCAAGGTATTGGATTAAATCAAGAACCAAGAGTTATTATTGGAATTACATCTTTAAGTTCTGATGCTGTGTCTACCAATCCTTATAATGGATTAGGTATAACAACAGATACAAGTCTACTTAGACCTGCTTCATGGAAGAAACAAACTGAAGATTTAGTTATTAACCAAAGAAAAGTTGGAAAAGATAGACCTGAACTAGAAGCAGATGTATATCCAGCTTCTTACTTAATCCAAAATGTTGCTGGAATTACCACTTATCTTTATGTTGATAGTGTAAGACCATTCTTTAATCCATATGATGAGCAAACTGCTAGTTTAGATACACTTCAAAACTTTGTTGATATAAAATCTCAAGATCCTGGAGTTCAAGGTATTGCAACTGCTACTGTATCTGATACAGGTACTATTAGTGCTATTACTATTAGTAATGTTGGTAGTGGTTATACTGGTGCTCCAACAGTTCAGATTACACCTCCTCCAGAAGGTAGTAGTTATACACAAGCAACTGCTACTGCAACAATTGTTGGGGATAAGATTAATACTGTAACTGTTTCTAACGCAGGTACTGGTTATACTAATACTAATCCACCTGCTGTTCATATATCAGCACCAAATAGTGTTGTATCATATAAAGTTGATGTAGATGAATATGCTGGAGACTTTGGATCTATAGTTGGATTTGGTACTACCACTACAGGTGGCAATAATCAAGTAATCTTTGATTTCTATATTCCAGATGGTTCTCCTTTAAGAGACTATGCATCTAATGGAAGTGGTCAAGTTTCTGCTGCTACTACTGTAAGTGGAATTACTACTGGTGATTTCTTTGTTGCTTATGATACTAATCACATAATCAGTGGACCTGATGCTGTAAATATTCCAACTAGAGTGGAATTAACTGCTGGTGGTACTGGATATAAGACTGAAGCAGGAGAAACTACAGGAACTAGAACTGTAGGTACTACTGGTGGTGGTGGAGGTCAATCACTGACTTTAGATATTACCATTGCTAGTGGTGTTATAACAGCAATTGAAATTAATAATCAAGGTACTGGTTATGTACTTAATTCAGTAGGTGGTATTGATGGAGCTAATGGATCTGGATGTACCTTTAATATTACTGAAGTTATTGGAACTCTAGAAACTAGAAAAACTGATGGTCAGACTAAAGTTGGTGCAACAACATCTTATATGGATTGTGTATACCAGGTAGCAAGTGCAGAAACAGTTACTGTCACAAATGCTTCTATTGGTGCAACCAGTCTAAATGGACCATATACAGGTCTTACTACTGATGTGAGAAGGGTATTCTGCAATATAGCAGGTATTGCTACTGATAATTTTGATTCTACATTACTTACATTTGATTCTAATAAGACTGGTGTAGGAACAGTTACTTGGGATACTCAAAATACATCATCTTACTCAGGATCAATTATTCATATGCCAAATCAAGGCAAATATAGCTGGGGTAAAATAACTGTTGCTCGAGCTGACTCTAAAACTTATAACTATTATGGTGATAATGGAGTTATAGGTCTTCAAACTTCTGGTATGGTTATAAGATATAATCCACTAGAAGCTAGTGATTATGTTATTTCATAATAAATACAGTTACGCAAACCACTAAGCGCAAATAATGGCTAAACAAGGAATTAGTACAGGAACGACCCCTAATGATGGAACAGGTGATAGCCTATTAGGTGGTGCTGTCAAAATAAACTCAAACTTTGATGAAGTCTATGGTAAATTAGGAGATGGAACAAATTTATTTGTAGGAATTGTTAGTTCTATTGCTGTTGATGGTGCTCTGAGTATATCAACGTCTTATGGTGCTCCTACTATCACAGGAACTGCAAATACTGCAGTAGTTAATGCAAGACAAATTTATAGTGCTGGAATTGTCACTTTCGCAAGTGACGCATCAATTGCAGGTGTTAATACCTTCTCAAGTGCTGGATATGATGTAGCAGGTATTGTAACTGCTCAACAAGTTTCTTTATATGATAGTGCAACAGTTGCTGGTATTACAACAGTTGATTCTTATGGAATTAATGTAACTGGTGTTGGAACATTTAGTAATATAGCAGTTAGAGGAAATATAGAAAATAGTGTTGGTGTTCATAGTGTATTCATAGATCAGACTGGTATTGCTGCTACAACTCTTACTATTTCAGATACAGCAACTATAGGAATAGCATCTGTTACTACTTCTCATGTAACTACAGCAAATCTAACTACAGCAAATATTAATAGTGGAATTATTACTTCAGCAGTAGTTGGTTCTGGTGTTTCAATTTATGGATGGGGTATTGATGCTTCTGGTATTGTAACTGCTACTAGTTTTACTGGTAATGTCACTGGTACTGCTACTACAGCAACTCTTGCTGTTAATGCTCAAGGATTAACAGGATCACCTAATATTAATTGTGGAATAATAACTGGTACAAATTTACATGCTACTGGTGGTTCTGGTGCAAATATAAGTGGAGTATGTACTGCATCATCATTTAGTGTTGGTGCTAATGCTGTTGTTACTGCAGCAAGAAAATTAAGTAATATAGCATCTCTTGATGCTACAACTACAGCAACAATTGAATCTGCAATAGAAGCTACACCAAATGATTTCACAGATTTAAATGTAGCAGGTCTTGCTACTGTAGGTCAATTATACATCAATGGACGTACTAATGGACTGAATATAATTGGTGTTACTACTGGTTTAAGTGTATCTGGTGTTACCACTGTTGGTATTGTTACTGGTGCAACTTCAATACAGGTAACTGATGTATATTCAAACTTCTTATATGGGGATGGATCTAATTTAACAGGTATTGCTGTTACTGATAATATTACTACTTCTGGTATTGCTACATTTGCTGATGCATTAAATGTTACTACAACAGGTGTTTCTACCTTTAGTGGAGTAGCAAATGTTGCAATTGCTACTATTACAGATTTAAATGTATCTGGATTTGCAACTGCTACAACCTTTGTAGGTCAACTTGATTCTGGAATAGGAACAATAACCAAAGCCTTTATTGGTGCTGGTGTTACTATTGATCAGAAGAATATTGATGCTGGTCAAACTGGTATTGTAACTGCTGCTACCTTTAGTGGTAATTTGACAGGAACTCCCACTCTTGGTACTGGTGTTACAGTCACTACTTGGGGATTAGAAGTTCTTGGTGTTACAACATCTACTACATTTAGTGGTAATGTTAATTCTGGTGTTGCAACCATAACTACAGGAACCATAACTACTGGTACTGTTACTAATTTAACAGGAACCACTGCTACTATTGGTGCTGTTACTATTAATGCAACAGGAGTTAATAATAGTGGTGTTTCTACTGCAAGTAGTTTTGTTGGTAATATAACTGGTGATGTAACTGGTAATATTATAGGAACTCCAACTTTAGGTACTGGAGTTACAAATACTACAGGTGGATTGGTAGTTGGTGCTGGTAAATCTTACACAGGAGACTCATCTAGAGTTATTAGTGGAAGATGGATACTAGGTGCTAATGGTACTAGTGATTATACATTTACAGGTGTAGGATTTACTGCTACTGAAAATGATCCTGACCTATACCTTGCAAGAGGTAATACATATCAATTTGTAAATGCATCTGGTGGGCATCCATTTAGGATACAATCTACTCAAAATGGATCTACTGGTGCTGCTTATGGTTCTGGTGTTATAAACAATGATGGTGGTGATGGTTCAACTATTACTTTTGAAGTACCATTTAATGCTCCTGATACACTCTATTATCAGTGTACAGCACATACTGGAATGGGTGGTACTATCTTTATATACCCAGCTCTTAGATAACCTTAATAAATAAAAAGAAAAACTGTTTAAACAATGGCGGCGATAATCACTGATCAACTTCGTATAGTAAATGCGAGTAATTTTGTAGCTGGCGTTCAATCCAGTCAAAATTCATATTATGCATTTATTGGAATGCCCAATCCAGCTGACTATAGCTCTACTTGGGATTCAGATCCTCCTGCCCCAAAAGACAGTTTTAGTCAGGCAGATGATTACTATGACACAATGTTGGCATGTAAGAGAATTAACTCTGCAGATATAAGTCAAGTTGTTAGAAAGGTTAAGTGGACTTCTGGTGTCACTTATGATATGTGGAGGAATGATATTACTAGAGATAATCCATCACAACCTACTGGTTCTTTTGATGTTTACTCTGCCAATTATTATGTGATGAATAGTGATTATAGAGTTTATAGTTGTTTGTTCAATAATGCTAATCCAGAAAATAATAATCAAGGTGGTCCTTCTTTAGATGAACCAACACACACTGATTTAGAACCAAGAGCTGCTGGAAGTAGTGGTGATGGATATATTTGGAAATATCTCTTTAGTGTTAAACCATCTCAAGCAATTAAGTTTGATTCTACAGGTTATCTTCCTGTTCCTGATGATTGGTTTACTAGTGCTTCTTATGCTCCTATAAGAGAAAATGCAGATGCTAGTGGACAACTTAAAATAGTTACTATTACTAATCGTGGAGTAGGTTTAGGTACTGCTAATATCACTTATACAGGAGTTCCTATATTAGGTGATGGTCAAGGTGCTAAAGCAACTGTTGTTATCAACAATGATTCAAAGGTTGAGTCTGTAACTGTTGCTGATGGTGGTTCTGGATATACATATGGTAATGTTGATTTAGCAGCAGGTGGAGTTCCATTAGGAACTACAACTCCAACATTCAATGTGATTATTCCTCCTCCAGGTGGACATGGAAAAGATATATACTTGGAGTTGGGTGCATTAAATGCTATGGCATATGCACGTTTTGAGAATGATTCTGAAAACCCAGACTTTATAACTGGAAACCAATTTGCTAGAATAGGGATTCTTAAAAATCCTCAAGCATATGGTTCTGATCAGATGATGATTTTAGATAAAGCTAGTGCAGCATATGCTCTTAGATTAACTGGTACTGGATATAGTTCTGCGGTTTTCACTCCTGACTCTTTTATTACCCAAACTGTTGGTGTTGGTTCTACTGCTGTTGGAAGGGTTATATCATATGATCCCATAACAGGGGTATTGAAATATTGGCAGGATAGAACTACTGCAGGATTTAATTCTAATGGAACTGCTAATCCTTCTCCAATTTATGGATTTAGACAATGCCAGTTTAGTCATTTGGTAGATCAACCAGGTGCAACTGGTGGTGGTAGTTTTACTATTACTGGAGGTAGTGTTTCTTTAGGAATTAATACTGCTTTCCAAGGTGTTTCGACAGTAATAAATAATAGAACATATTATCTGGGGCAAAATTTTACTAGCGGTGTAGCTCAACCAGAAATTAAAAAATATTCTGGTGAAGTACTCTATGTTGATAATAGACCCTCTATAACTCGGTCTAAAGCCCAAAAAGAAGACGTTAAAATTATCTTGCAATTCTAAGAGATCATGCCACAGGAAACAAATTTAAATGTAGCCCCCTACTTTGATGATTTTACGCCTGATAGTAATTACTATAAGGTGTTATTCAAACCTGGAATGCCTGTTCAGGCAAGGGAATTAACGACTCTTCAATCTACATTGCAGAATCAAATTGAAGACATGGCTAATCATGTCTTTAAAGAGGGTTCAGTAGTAATTCCTGGTGGATTAACTTTTAAGGATTCTTTTAAATCTATTCAAATTGACCCTGAATTTTTAGGAGTACCTGTTTCTGTATATCTTGATCAATTAGTTGGTAAAACTATTAAAGGATCTTCTTCTGGAGTTGAAGCTAGAGTTGTAACTTATCTTACTGATAAAGAATCTGAGAAAGGAAATTATACTTTATATCTTGCTTACTTATCAAGTGGAAATGCTGATGGAGTAATAACTTTCTTTGACAATGAGGTTTTAAGGACTACTACAGATATTAGTTACGCTACTACATTTATTGCTGCTGGTGAGGGATTTGCTAATACAATAACTGATAATGCCAATGCTACTGGAATGGCATTTCAATTAGGTCAAGGTGTATTTTATTTGAGAGGTTATTTTGTAGATGTTCCAGATCAAGTTTGTATATTAGATCAATATTCTAATACTGGTAGTTGGAGAGTTGGTTTAAAAGTAGAAGAAGATGTTATATCATCAGATATTGATCCATCATTAACAGATAATGCTCAAGGATTTAATAATTTTACTGCGCCAGGTGCTGATAGATTAAGAATTACTGCTACTCTAGTTAAAAAAGGAATTAATGAACTTAATGATGAAAGTTTTGTTGAACTAACTAGAGTTAAAAATGGTGCTTTAGAAACTGGACCAATAAAACCAGAATATAATCAATTAGGTGATGAACTTGCAAGAAGAACATGGGATGAATCAGGTCATTATTATTGTAAAGATTTCACCACTACTGTCAGAGAGTGTTTAAATGATGGTAAGGGTAATAGAGGAATATATTCTCCAGGACAATTAACAGAACAAGGAAGTGAACCTAATAAAAACTTGATGGTTTACAAGGTTTCTCCTGGTAAAGCATATGTTAAGGGATATGAAGTTGATAGAAGAACTCCTGCATTATTTGATGTTCAGAAACCAAGAAATGTAAATACTCTTACTGCACAATCTGTTAATTTTGGTTTTGGACCATCTTTTACAGTTAATAACGTTACTGGATCTCCAATTATTGGATTTAACACTAGTGCAACTTTAAGTCTTAGAAGTGAAAGAGTTGGTTCTAATGGACAACCATCTCATGATCATTATGCACCTAATGGAAACATAGATGGTGGTCATGTAGGAGCAGCAGGTAAGGAAATTGGTGTTTGTAGAATTTATGACTTTGCATTAGAATCAGGATCTTATAATACTGCTAATGCTGGTGCTAATCAGTGGGATTTATCTACATGGGATTTACAGGTATATACTGATTTTACAGTTAGTTCTAAAGTTACTTTAACTGTTCCTACTCTTATTGAAGGTCAGTCTAGTGGTGCTCAAGCATATTTAAGATATTCTACAAGTGCTGGAGTTGCTTTTACTGCATATGATCAAAAAGGTGAGTTCTTTCCAGGAGAAAGACTTACATTTAATGGTGTAGATGATAATGATAGATATACAACTAAAATTGTAACTCATGAAATATCTGATATTCAGTCTGTTTATAGTTCAGTTAATTGGTCTGGAGTAGGTGTTGTTACATTCAGTGGTGATCTTATCCCAAATAAAGTATTATCATTTGATGCTGGTCAAGTAACTGCAGGTACTGCTGGTACAGGTAGTGCAGCTAGATCTACTTTAACAAGTCCTGGTAATAACTTTGCTGGTATTGTAACAACTGGAAATCTAGTTACATATAAAGTTCCTGGTGATACACTAACTACTATCAATAGAGTTACTGCTGTTTCAGATACTCAATTAACTTTAGCTGGTCTTTCTACTGTTGCTGGAGTTTTTGATGGAGGAATTCCTGTTAATGGTGGTGGTAATGTTACTGTATCTGACATACAAGTAGTTGGTACTCAAATACAAAAGATTAATGGTGGAGGAAATAAAGCAGATGGTGAAAGTCTCTATAGTATTTTCCCTAAGCAGAATATTCAAGCTGTAGATTTAGTAAATTCTAATTTAGTAGTAAGAAGACAATTTAATACTTCTATTAGTAATAATCAAACAACAGCAATTACTGCTGGTGAAGGAGAAGTATTTTTACCATTTGATGAAGAGAGATATACTTTAATTAGAAATGATGGATCTACAGAACCTTTAGCAGCTAATAAATTATTCTTAACTAATGGATCTAATACCCTTCAATTTAAAGGTTTAGGAACTGCTGATACTAATTGTAAATTAATTACTACTCTTCGTAAGAGTAATGTTACTTCTAAAATAAAAATTAAAAAAGTTTCAGAAAATACTCTTATTGATAAATCTTCTAATTCTGCTTCTGGTATAGGTGGAACAACATTAAATGATGGATTAACATATGCTGTAGATGGAGCTGTTTATCCTTATGGAACTAGAGTTCAAGACGAACAAATATGTTTGAATGTTCCTGATGTTATAAAGATATATGGTGTATATGAATCTAGAAATACAGATGATCCTCAATCACCAAATATGGTTATTGGTTCTATGGATGGTGCTTCATCTACTACAAGTGATTTAATTATTGGTGAAGAATTTGTAGGTGAGAGTACTGGAGCAAGAGGACTCTATCTTGTAAGAAAGAGTGATATTGCAATTAACTTTGTATATCTCAATAATACTACTTTTGAACCTGGTGAAATAATTAAATTCCAAGATTCTGATGTAACTGGAGCTATAGCTAGTTTAGATATAGGTGATGATAATATAACTACTGATTTTACTTTTGAAACTGGTCAAAAAGGAAGTTACTATGGATATTCTAGTATAGTTAGAAAACCAGATCAAACACCTCCATCTAGAAAATTGAAAATTTATTATGCTAGGGGAACATATGATACATCAGATACTGGAGATATAACTACAGCTAATTCATATAATTCATTTGATTATGGTACAGAAATAACCAGAGTTAACGGTAATAGAGTAACAGATTTAATTGATGCTAGACCAAGGGTTTCTGAATATACTGTATCTGCTGGTGCTAGATCTCCTTTTGAATTCGAAGGAAGAGATTTTGATGATACTGGTAACAGTGGAGCACAGCATAGTTCTAAGTATATTCTTGCTTCTGATGAATCTATGAGTGTTGGATTCAGTTATTATCTTCCAAGGGTTGATAGAGTTTATATTGATTCTAAAGGGTTCATGCAGGTTGTTTATGGAACTCCTGCAGATGATCCTAGATTGCCAGAAGAGATAACTGGAGCAATGAATATTGCTAATGTATTCTTACCTCCTTATCTCTATAAGACTTCTGATGCAAAGGTTAAATTCATTCAATATAAGCGATATCAGATGAGTGATATTGCTAAGATTGAACAGAGAATTAAAAACTTAGAATATTATACCTCTTTAAATACAGTTGAATCAGACGCTTTAAATAAATTCATTCCAGATGCTAATGGATTGAATAGATTTAAATCTGGTATATTTGTAGATAATTTTACAACTATAGAACCACAAGATACTGCTATTGGTGTTAGAAATTCTATTGATAAGAAGAAAGGTGTATTGAGACCTGCTCATTATTCAACTGCTATTAATTTACAGTTGGGATCTAATGCTATTCCTGGTATTGGTAATGGAAGTGCTTTAGATACAAAATTTGCTACTGTTGAAGGTATTGATGTTAGAAGAACTGGTAATGTTGTTACTCTAGATTATACTGATGAATTACATACATTCCAACCTTATGCAACTAGAGTTGAGAATGTAACTCCTTTCCTTGTTATGTTCTGGGAAGGATCTATAGAATTAGAACCAGATACTGATATTTGGATTGATGTCACTAAGATGCAACCAAATGATATTATGATGGAAGGTTCATTTGCTGCTGTTGCTTCTGCTATAGGAGCTGAAATAACAGAAGGTGCAGATGGAATGAGAATGGGTATCACTCCAGTAGAATGGAATTCTTGGGAGACTGTGGGTGTTAGTATGGATCTTGGTCTATCTAACAATCAACAGACTTTACAGAATAATAGTGGTAATTCAAATAATGCAGCAGTTCAAGGATTACTGTCTGGTATCAATGTTGGAAACCAACAAATATTAGATCCTAGTGATTCTATTGTTAATAATATAACTGCAAGTGGTGGAATTTCTCTTAATCAACAAAGAAGAGGTACTCAACAATCTATTGTTGAGACAATAGATACATCTTCTTTAGGAAGTAGAGTAGTTAATAGAGATATTATCAACTTTATGAGATCCAGAGATATTATGTTTACTGGAAGAGAATTTAAGCCATATGAAAGAGTATATGCTTTCTTTGATGGAGTTGATGTTAATAAATTCTGTGTTCCAAAATTGATTGAAATTGAAATGTTATTTGGTCAATTTAGGGTTGGTAATATTGTTAGGGGTACTATGCCTTCTCGTCTAAGAAATAGGCAGAGTAATAGAAATGCATCTCCTAGAATAGTCTTCAGAGTTGCTCAATCCAATCATATGTTTGGACCATTTAATAATCCAACAGATATTTTTACAGCTAATCCTTATAATAGAGATTTAACTATTCCTGCTAATTATAGTACTGCATCTACTACATTGAATGTAGATTGTTTTGCTCTTGCTTCTGATGATCAACCAAATTATTTTGGTTATATTGCTCCTGGTATGATATTAGTAGATATGAGCACTGGAGCACGTGCAAGAGTAACTAATGTAAGATTAATTCCTAATGGTGGTACAAATGTTATAGGTACATTCCATGTTCCTAATTCTGATGTAACTGATAATCCTATATTTGAAACAGGTAGATCAACATTCAAATTAACTGGTAGTCCAACAAATAGTAGTACTAAGGGTACATTTGATACTGCAGGGCAACAAACATTCTATTCTCAAGGTGATATAGATTCTACTCAAGAATCTACTTTATCATTAAGAAATGCAGAGGTTAGAAATAGTCAATTCCAAGAAACTCAATCAATTGGTGGATCAGCACAATCTAATACAATTCAAACTGTAAGTGGATTTGATGTTATTACTAATGTTACTCAGGATGTAACTGAAATTACTAATATTACTAATATTGATAGAAGAGTAACAAATGTAACTAATGTAACTAATGTAACCAATGTATCTCAGGTTACTCAAGTTATTAGAGAACCTTGGGAAAATAATGATGATGACCCAATTGCACAAACATTTACAGTTAATGATCTTACTGGAATATTTGTTTCTAAAGTAGATGTATACTTCCAAGCAAAAGCAGAAAATGGTTCTGCTCCTGTAGTATTCCAAATTAGACCAACAGAATTAGGAACTCCAACAACTAAAATTCTTCCATATTCTGAAGTTGTTATGCCTCCTGAAAAGATTAATATATCTGAGGATGCTACTGCTGCTACTGAATTTAGATTTAAAACTCCTGTTTATCTAGAACCAGAAACAGAGTATGCTATGGTTATGAAATCAGCAATTACTGATTATAAGGTTTGGATTTCTAGACTTGGAGAGACTGATATTAGAACAGTAGCAAGTGAAGCTGGAAAAGTAGTTGTATCTGCTCAGCCATTACTTGGTTCATTATTTAAATCTCAGAATGCTTCTGTATGGACACCAAGTCAGTATGAAGATCTTAAGTTTGATTTATATAGAGCTAACTTTAAGACTAATGGTACTGTCAATTTCTATAATCCAGGAATGCCTGAAAATGGAGAGGACATACCTTCTAAAGGAGTAACAATTACACCTAACACTGTTAGAGTTTCAATTGGTGGTAGTATTAATCAAAATAGTATTACTGATGTAGAACTTCAAAGTGGAAATACAGTTTATCAAGGAACAAGTGGTTCTGTTAATTTAGAAGCTGTTCCTAATGGAACACTTACAGGATTTGCTGGATCTATTAGATCCTATGCTCCTACAACAGGTTCTGGAGTAAATGAAAGAACTGCATTATTAGTTACTAATCCTGGTGTTGGATATAGTCCTATATCTGGAACATTTAAATTCAATAATGTTACTCTAACTTCTGTTACTGGTAATGGATCTGGTGCTGTTGGATTCTTAACTGTTACCGATGGTGCTGTAGTTGGAGCTGGTATTAGTTATAGTACAGCTGGTTCTGGTGGATCAGGATATAAAGAGGGTGATGTTCTTACTGCTACATTTGGTGCTGAATATGGTGAAGGATTAAGACTTACTGTTGTTTCAGCTGACACTGAAGTTTATGGAGATGCTCAACCTTCTGGTATAGGAGCATTTAATGAATTAGTCATAACAGATAACCAAGGAGATTGGGATACTAGTGGTAGTGCTGCTCAAATATGGTATATTGATTCTGTTGGTGTTTCTACTGAACTTAATGGTGGTAGTGAAGTTAATGGAAGAGTTATTCCACAATCTGTTGCTACAACTGATGATGGATTACATCTGAAGATTCATCAGAGAAATCATGGAATGTATAATAGTGTAAACCAAGTAACGTTAAAAGATATTGAAAGTAATGTAATTCCTAGTACATTAACATCTGATTATGGTAGAACATCTACTGCTGCTATTAATGTTCAAGCTGGTACTGCTTACACTAACTTTGAAAATGTAGCAGTTGGTTCATCTAATCCAGGATATGTTAAAATTGATCAAGAAATTATCAAATATACTGGAGTATCTGGAAATACATTAACTGGTATTAGTAGAGGTGTAGATTCTACTTCTGCTGCTCAACATGAAAATAAAGATATAGTATGGAAGTATGAGTTTGGTGGTGTATCACTAAGAAGAATTAATAGACAGCATAGTTTGGGTGATGTGAGTGTAACTAGTGAAGACGCTATTACTATAGACACTTATCATGTGAAAATTAATACTACTGATACTGATTACGGTACTAATAGAAGTAGTGCAAATTCTGATACATTCTTACCATTGAAATTGAATACAAAGTCAGTTGGTGGAGGTCCTGATGCTAAAGGAACATATAATATTCCTTATTCATTAATGATTCCTAAGTTTGAAACTATGACTCCTACAGGATGTACTATTAAAGCACAAGCAAGAACAGTATCTGCTGCTAGTGTTAATGGTTCAGAAGCTGCATATAGAGATAAAGGATTTACTGAAGTAGCATTAGGACAGAAGACTTACTTTGATACTCCAAGAATGGTTGCATCTAAACCTAATGAAGATACATATCTAACTGATCTTCCTGGTAATAAGTCTCTAACTATGGTTTTAAATCTATCTGCTAGTGACCCAAGATTAAGTCCTATGGTTAATTTAGAACATGCATCTTGTACTTTCGTTAATAATAGAATTAATAGACCTATTACTGATTTTGCTGGTGACTTTAGAGTTAACAGTTCTGTTAAAGACCCTGATAGATTCTTCTATGTGACTAAGAATATTATATTAGAAAATCCTGCAACTTCTCTTCAGGTTATTCTTGATGCTTATGTTCCAGATGTGTGTGATGTAAGAGTATTCTATGCTATTAATCAAGATGCTCCAATTAAGGATACAATCTTTATTCCTTTCCCTGGATATAAAAATCTTAATATTAATGGTGATATTATTACACCAACATCTAGTGATGGACAGGCTAATCAGAAAGTTCCTAAAGTGGATACATATGTTCCAGAGGCAACACCTGATCTTATGAAGGAATATACATACAGTACTGATGATCTTGCACCATTTAGTTCTTATAGAATTAAAATAATTGGAACTTCTACAAATTCAGCAGTTGTTCCACAAATGCAAAGACTTCGTGCTACTGCTCTTGCATAATTATGACTTTAATTCCTGTACAAGACTCACCTGGTATTTTTAGAGATAGTGAAACAAACGCTATTATAAACAAAAATACCAATGATTATGATATCTACGTTAGAAGTAGAAATAAGATGAAAACCAAGGAAGAAAGAATTGGTGAACTTGAAAAGAAAGTAGATCATTTAACTGGTGATATTGGTGATATTAAGTCAATGCTCCAAACACTAATAAGTAAGTAACATGGCAAATAACACTATTACATTTGATCCAGATTCTGGAGTAGCATACGGTGTTAATTTAACTATTAACTCAGGAGCAGATTTTAAATCTACTTTTGCAGTTGTTAAACCAGATAAGTCTGCTTACAATTTTACAGGTTATTCTGGTTCTTCTCAAATGACCAAATCTGTTGCTATTGGAGCAACTGCAGGAATATCAACTACTTTTGCAGTAGGATTTACTAGTGCTGCTGGTGGTGAATTTCAAATATCTTTAGGGTCTACTGATACTAGAAATTTAAAGAAAGGTAGGCACGTTTATGATATTTTAGTAAGTTCTGGTTCTACAATCTATACAATAGTGTCAGGAAATATAATGGTTCAAGGAGGTATTTCTTCCGCTCCCTAAATAACTAAAAGGTAAAATCTATATAAATGGCGCAACCTTCTTCACGACAAGAATTAATAGATTATTCCCTAAGACAGTTGGGTGCTCCTGTTTTGGAGATTAATGTTGCAGAAGAGCAACTCCAAGACTTAGTGGATGATGCTATTCAATTTTACCAAGAAAGACATTATGATGGAGTTACTGAAAATTTCTTAAAATATAAATTCACTCAAGGTGATGTTGATAGGGGAACAGCAAGTGTAGCTGGAGATCCTGTAACTGGACCTGGTATTTCATCTACTACTGTTGATGCAACTCTAGCTGGTATAGGTGCTACTACTTTTAAATATTATGAGAGTGGAAATTATCTACAAATTCCACCAAATGTTCTTGGTATTAAAAAAGTTTTTAAACTGAAAAACAATCAAGCAATGGGCATGACTGGTAACATGTTCAGCTTTAAATATCAGTTAGTTTTAAATGATCTATATTTCTGGGGAAGAACTGAATTATTAGGATATTCTATGGCTATGAGTTATTTGGAAACTATGGATTTCCTTTTAAATACTCATACTAGAGTGAGATTTAATATCAGACAAGATAGGTTATATTTGGATGTTGATTGGGAGGAAACTGCTGCTGGAGATGTTATAATCATAGATTGTTTTACTGCTTTAGATCCTGATGCATCTACTAAGGTATTCAATGATAGATTTGTAAAAGCATATCTTACTGCTTTAGTTAAAAAGCAATGGGGACAGAATTTAATCAAATTCCAAGGAGTAAAACTTCCTGGAGGTATAGAATTAAATGGAAGACAAATATATGATGATGGTCAATCTGAAATTAGTGAAATTAAGGAGCAAATGCTTAGTACTTATGAGATTCCACCTCTAGATATGATTGCTTGAGGTAGAATAACATGGCACTTAATTCCTATTTTTTACAAGGATCTAAAAGCGAACAAAATTTAGTTCAAAGTCTTATCAACGAACAGTTGTCAATTTATGGCGTTGAGGTATATTATATTCCTAGAAGATATATTAGTCAAAATACAGTTATTAGAGAAGTTATTGAATCTCAATTTGATAGTGCATATCCTATTGAAGCATATATTGATAGTTATGAAGGATATGGTGGACAAGGAACATTACTTTCTAAGTTTGGAATACAAAATGTGGATGATTTGACTCTTATAATTTCTAGAGAAAGATATGAGACTTATATTACTCCTTTAATAAAGAATTTACCAAATATTGAATTAGCAACTAGACCTAAAGAAGGAGATCTTATTTACTTCCCATTAGGTGATAGGTTATTTGAAATTAAGTACGTTGAGCATGAGCAACCATTTTATCAACTCAAAAAGAATTACGTTTATCAATTGAGATGTGAACTCTTCCGTTATGAGGATGAGGTTATTGATACTGGTGTTGAGACTATTGATGATGAAGTAGAACAACTAGGATATATTGCTACTCTTACTTTGATAGGAGCTGCTACCACTGCTACTGCTACAGCATCTTATGTTTCTACAGGTGGTGTACAGAAAATTTATATGTCCAATATGGGTAATGGGTATCAAGCTCAACCTTTAATTGGTATATCTTCTTCACCTTCTGGTTCTGAGAATGCAGTTGGTGTTGCTTCTATTGCAAATACTTGGATAGATTGTAATACTGGATTAACTGATGGAAAAATATCAGCAGTTCATATATCTAATGCTGGTGCTGGATATACAGAAGCTCCTTGGTTAACTATTCAAGATCCTACTGGATTTGGAGTAGGTGCTGCTGGTACAGTAGGAATTACAACTCGTGGTTCAATAGGAGTAGTTACTATTACTAGTGGTGGTTCTGGATATACCACACATCCAACATTCACTGTAAGTGCTCCTGGAGCACCTACAGGAATTGGTAGTACTTCTGCACATGGTATTGGATATATTAATGCTGCTGGTATTGTAACAGTTGCATATATTACTAATGCTGGTGTTGGATACTCTGAAGTTCCAACTGTTACATTTGAAGCACCTACTGGTGCTGGAGTGGGTATGGGAACAGGTTCCTTTGTCTTTAATGAGACTATTACAGGTCAGACTTCTGGAGCAACTGCAAGAGTTAAGGAATGGGATGCAGTTAATAACACATTAGAAATATCTGGAATATCTTCCAACTTTACTAATGGAGAAACAATTATTGGATCTAATTCTGGTGCTAAGTTTGCTGTTAGGAAGACTAATAAGGATGATTTGGTTTCTGGATTTGCAGAAAATGATGTTATTCAGTCAGCAGGAGATGATATTATAGACTTTACTGAAACTAATCCTTTCGGAATGCCTTGATTTTATTTCGTTAAATAGTAAGTATAATGGTATAAAATAATGTTTGAGTATTTTTACAACGAAATCTTCAGGTCTGTTATTATAGGATTTGGTTCTTTATTTAATGGAATTGAAATTAAAAAATCAAGTTCCATCATTAAGGTTCCCTTAGCATATGGACCAACTCAAAAGTTTCTTGCAAGGATGCAGCAAGAGGCAGATCTTAATAAGCCTGTTTCTATAACTCTTCCAAGAATGGCATTTGAGTTTTTAGGATTGCAATATGACCCTACAAGGAAGTCAACACAAACTCAAACTATTATTAATCAAACTCCTGATGGATCAGAAGTAAAAAGAAATTATATGCCTGTTCCTTATAATATGAGATTTGAACTATCAATCATGACAAAGTTGAATGATGATATGCTTCAAATTACAGAACAGATTTTACCATATTTTCAACCTGCATATCAACTCCCTATTAACTTCTTAGGTAATTTAAAAGAGAAGAGAGATGTTCCTATTCAATTAGATAATATTTCTATGGAAGATGATTATGAAGGAAATTTTGATACTAGAAGAGCATTAATATACACTTTATCATTTACAGCAAAAACAACTCTATTTGGTCCTATTACAGATGTTTCTGGATCTGTTATCAGAAAAACTTCTGTTGGATACGTTGCTGGTTCTAAAGCACCTGGTGTTGCTGCAGAAAGAGACTTGTCTTATACTACAACTCCAAGAGCAACTAAGGATTATACTGGTGATGTAGTAACACTTCTTGCTGAGAATGTGGATCTAATTGAGACAGTCATTGAAGTTGATGATGGAACTAAGATTGAAGCAGAGAAATACATCTATGTTGGTCAAGAAGAGATGTATGTTGAATCTGTCACTGGTAATAAGATGACAGTTAGGAGAGGTGAAGATAATACAATGGAACAAAATCATGTGAAGGGAGCACAAGTTAAGGGTATTAATTATCCAGGAACTGATGATAATGCTCTTATCCAATTTGGTGATGATTTTGGATTTGATGGCACTATAACATGAGGAGTGAATTATGCCAGTAAATGATGCTAAATTAGATAAAACTTTAAATATTACTCCAACTGAGGTAAGTAATATTCCAGAAGGTGGTTGTGTTAAAAGGCAAGATCAACTTACAGATGTTACCAATGTTGGTATATCTAAACCTGATAGATTAACTAAAACTGATATTGAAAAAGATTATGATTATACTCGTGGTAATCTTTACAGCATTATAGAAAAGGGTCAGGAAGCAATTAATGGTATTCTTGAATTAGCACAAGATAGTGAAATGCCTAGAGCATATGAAGTGGCTGGTCAGTTGATTAAGAGTGTTTCTGATGCAACTGATAAATTGATGGATCTACAAAAGAAAGTAAAAGATGTTAATAAAGAGGAAGAAGCAAAGAGTCCTACCACTGTAAATAATGCACTTTTTGTTGGTTCAACAGCAGAATTGCAAAAGTTATTAAAAAAGAATACTCCAAATAAATAAAGTATGGAGAAAAATACACCTGACAATCTTAGCGATTTTTTCTCTTTAGTGAAGGAAGAGAAGAGGAAAAAAGACGAAGAAAAAAAGCAATTGATAGGTGAGATTTCTCTTGAGACTATGTTTCAAGATATAGCAGTAGAAACTGCTAGAGTAAAAAAAGAATTACAAGAAAAAGAAAAGGAAAAAGAAGAAGCAAGAAAGAAATTAGTTGCTGATGCTAAGATCTTTGAGAATTTCTTATTCTCAGAGCCTAAGAAGAAAATTAAGAAGAAAGCGAAGAAAGATGATTATGAAGAATTAAAACAAGAGATTGGTAGTAAAGAAAAACCAGTTAAACCAGCTGTTGATGAAATTGCTACAGAAGAGACTACTGCTGATCATGCAATTAAAATATTAGATACTATTAATGAGAAGACTGGAAAAGAAATAATAAAGGAAAATACAACTGAATCTGAGATTGCCAAATTAAGAAAAGAACTTGATGTTCTTAAGCAAGCTGTATTCACACAAGGTGGTGGAGGAGAAGTCAACCTCAAATATCTTGATGATATTGTAGGTATTGCAACTAATGCATCTGCCTATAATGGTATGGTATTGTCATATGATCATGATATAAACAAATTTAAATTCGTAGAACAAGCAGGTGCAGGAAGCACTACTTGGGCTACTGATTCAGTTGGTATTCATACTATCTCTAGTGTAGGTATAGCAACAAATGCTGCTAATGCTGGTTATAAATTAGATGTTGGTGGAAATGCAAGAATCACTGGAATACTAACAGTAGGTACTGACACTATTGTTTTAGATGGTTCCAGCAATACAATTAATGTTGGTACAGGAATTACATTAGATGCTGCTAATGAAACTATAACAGTAGGTGGTGCTCAAATTGCAGATGCTAGTGGTCAAGGTAACTATACTGGTATTGTTACTGCTGCTGCTTTTGTAGGTCCTTTGACTGGAAATGTTGATGGAACTACTGGTACATTTAGTGG